GGGGTCTGGTGGAGCAGAGGGCGGGGACGGCGCTGTTGGCCCCTCTGGTCCTGCTGGTCCTGCTGGTCCTGCTGGTCCTGCCGGATCATCTGGAACGCCCAATGTTGGTGCGCCGAGAGTAGTAACTGGTGACGCGAATCTTGTGGTTGGCGACGCTGGAAAAGTTGTCGAAGTTAATAACACGGCAATTGCAAAAATCACCATTCCGCCTGATGTGTTTGCTGTCGGCGACAAGATTGAAATTCATCGATACGGTCCAAACTTTGTAAATCTTGGGGCGGGGGCTGGTGTCACGCTGCATGCACCAAATGGTCTTCTAGGTATTAAGGATCGTTATGGTTCGGTAATTGCTCGTTGTCGTGCAACTAATGAATTTGAAATTACTGGATCTGGTGATGTAGGACCGTTCTACGATAGCTACCAGGCTATGATCCTCGGCACGCCAGGGCTTCAATCTTACTGGCGCATGAACGAAGCGTCGGGTACATTCGTTGATCAAAAGGGTGTAATTGCCCTTGCCTCTCCGAGTGGATCTGGATTTACTCGAAACGATACTGGTCTTATTGTGGGAGATTCCAACGGCGCGTTCCGAGTTGGTGCTGTTACCGGTGGTTCAACCACAGCAACGGATCTTTATCGATTTAGTGGTGTAGTTCCGTTCACTGTTGAACTCATAGCGATTGCATACGGTGGTACAGCCGGAGTATCAGCTAGCTCGATTTTCAGATCAACCAACTTTTCAACAGATAACTGGAGCATTTATTTCGATACCAGTACTGCTACGGATTGTCGATTTGGTATTAGACGTGGCGGTACCAGTTTCGCAGAAGCCGCATTTCAGAATGGACTTATTGGTGTTAAGCATCATTTGGCTATAGTGTACGATGGTACAAATGTGAAATTGTATCGAGACGGCGTCGTTACGGTTAACGCGGCATCGGGCACATTTACTGCCCCGACCGGTTGTTCTCTGTGGATGGGTGGCGGCAGCGGGCAAGACAAGAAGATTGACGAAATTGCAATCTACAACGTTGCTCTTGATGCTGCCACAATCGCCGCTCGCGTAACAGCAATGGGTTAGCACATGTCTATCAAGTTCACCACTAAGGGGGACTGGGGCAAGACCTATTCATATTTGAAGCGACTACAGAGCAATCAGGCCTTTGCGATCATGGAAAAGTATGGTCAGCGAGGTGTGACTGCTCTCTCGGCCGCTACTCCTGTGGATAGTAGTGAAACCGCGAATTCTTGGATCTATGAGGTGGTCCGACGTAAGGGATATTTCGCCATCCATTGGCATAACACCCACATGGAAGACGGTATCCCGATTGCCGTGATTCTGCAGTATGGTCACGGTACCGGTACTGGAGGCTACGTTGAGGGTCGTGATTACATCATGCCTGCAATTCAGCCTATATTTGATGAAATGGTAAACGAAATCTGGAGGGAGGTGACTCGATAATGGCAAGAACGGTCGACGATCGCGTAGTTTCAGCTAGTTTCGAAACAAGCAAGTTCGAATCTGGTGTAAGCCGGATGTTGACGGGCATCGACAAGCTTAAGAAGTCGATGCAATTCCAGAACGCAGGCAAGGGACTCGACCAGCTTAATGCTTCTGCCAATCGAGTCAACCTTTCCCATATTGCTAGTGGGGTCGACACCATTAGCAGCAAGCTTAGTGCACTGCGGCTAACGGCTATTGCAACCTTTGCCAGTATTGCTCAGAGGGGCATAGCCGTTGGCGCCAACTTCATCAAGCAGTTTACCTTTCAGCCGGTTATCGATGGTCTACACGAGTATGAGAATCAGCTCAACTCTGTTCAGACGATTCTCGCCAACACGAAGTCGGCGGGGACCAATCTAACAGATGTCAATGGTGCACTCAACCAGCTGAACCAATACGCCGACAAGACGATCTACAACTTTGGTCAGATGACCAAGAACATTGGTACCTTCACAGCTGCCGGTGTGGATCTGAATACGTCGGTAAAGTCGATCAAAGGTATCTCGAACCTGGCTGCGTTGTCGGGTTCGAGCGCCGAACAAGCATCGACAGCAATGTATCAGCTTTCCCAGGCTATATCGTCGGGACGAGTCAGTCTGCAGGACTGGAACTCCGTAGTCAATGCGGGCATGGGAGGTGCTGTCTTCCAGCGTGCATTGGCGCAGACTGCACAGGCAATGGGCAAGCTCAAGGATGGTGCAGTTCAGCTCAAGGGGCCGATGAAGAATGTCTCCATTGAGGGGCAGTCTTTCCGCGAATCTATTCAAGCGCAACCAGGTAAGACGTCTTGGCTTACTTCTGACGTCTTGACAAACACGCTCAAGCAGTTCTCTGGTGACTTGTCCAAGGCGCAGCTCAAGGCTCAAGGTTTCAATGATGCACAAATCAAGGCTATTCGGGCTCAGGCCAAGACGGCTCTTGACGCGGCGACACAGGTCAAGACCTTCTCGCAGCTCATTGACACCACCAAGGAAGCGATTGGTTCTGGCTGGGCACAAACCTGGCAGATTATATTTGGTGATTTCAAGGAAGCCAAGAAGCTCTGGACCAGTCTTGCGGGTGCTATTGGCGGGTTCGTTAACCGTCAGGCGCAAGCTCGCAACAAGATGTTGAAGGATTGGAAGGCTGCTGGAGGTCGTACGGCGCTTATCGAGTCGTTCAAGCAGGCATTCGAGGATTTGAACAAGCTGCTTGGGCCAATAGGTAAAGCCTTCCGGGATATTTTCCCGAAGAGGACCGGTAGCCAACTTGCCAGTACAACCAAGGCTATTCTACGCTTTACTCAGGCGCTTGAGCCCAGCAAGCAAACCATGGAAAATCTCCGGAGGAGTTTCCGTGGATTCTTTGCCATTCTAGACATCGGCAAGCAGATTGTTGGCGGTATATTCCACGTCATCGGTCAATTGTTTGGCGCGGTTGGACATGGCTCCGGGGGATTCCTGGAGCTAACTGCGTCAATGGGTGATTGGCTAGTCGCTCTTGATGAATCGATCAAGAAGGGCGGATATTTAACCAAGTTCTTCAATACCGTTGGCGACATCATCCAGAAGCCGATTATTCTCATCGGCAAGTTCGGGGATGCTGTCAGTAATGCCTTCAGTGGGGATACTGTTACCGTTGCCGGTAAGCAGTTCTCAAGGCTCGAGATATTTATCGAGAGTGTCCAGCATGCTTGGGACGAGTTTGTCCAAGCTGTAAGTGGTGGTCCTGAGATTATAAAGCCCGCCATCGAGGGTATAAGCCAGATATTTGGTGGCCTCGGAACTGCGATTGCTGAAGCTCTCAAGGGTGCCAATTTCGACGCAGTCTTCAAGGTCATCCAGGTCGGTCTTCTGGGCGGTATATTCTTGACGCTCAAGAAGGGTCTTGGTACCGGGTTGGGTAATACGCTTAGCGGCGGGCTACTTCAATCCATGATCCAGGCATTTACCGGCGTCGGCGGTCTGTCTCGCTCAATTGGCGGGACGTTCAACGCTTTGACTGGCAATCTCCAGGCCATGCAGCAGAAGGTCAAGTCTGAGGCTCTTCGGAATCTCGCTATCTCGATTGCCCTGCTGTCGGCGGCGATTATCGGTCTGTCACTGGTGGATCCGGAGCGTCTCAATGGTGCAATGACGGCTATCACGATCGCGTTTGGTCAGCTTCTTGGAGCGATGGCCATTCTCGACAAGATAGGCAAGTCAAGTGGGTTTGTCAAGACCCCGGTCATTGCGGCATCGATGATTCTACTTGCTGGAGCGATTGATCTTCTGGCAATTGCGGTTTTCGCATTGTCAAAGCTTAGCTGGGAGGAACTGGCTAAGGGACTCGGTGCGGTATCGGTTCTGTTGATCGGCATTTCAGCGGTTGCCGGACCGTTGTCTGCTAATTCAGCAGGACTGATCCGCGCTGGGGCCGGGATCACTGTAATCGCTGTTGCGATGAACATTCTTGCTCGAGCAGTCAAGTCGTTTGGCGGAATGGACACAGCCACATTGGCCAAGGGTATTGGCGGAATTGCTGTTGCTTTGGCTGGAATCGGTGCTGCTGCCAATCTGTTCCCTTCGGGAATGGTGGCAATGGGTGTCGGTCTGATTGCTATTGGCGCTGCATTGAAGCTAATTGCCGGAAGTATTCAGACGCTAGGCGATATGGACATGTCGACGCTTGCCAAGGGTATCGGCGCTATCGCCGTTGCTATGGCGGCTATTGGTGTTGCCATGAATCTCATGCCAGGACCCGCTATGGTGGTTACGGCTGCCGGTTTGGTTCTGGTTGGCGTGGCACTTAACAGTGTGGCTAAGGCCGTTGGCAAGATGGGCGGTATGTCAATCGAGCAGATTGCCAAGGGACTGGGCACGTTGGCGGCTTCGCTGGCTCTACTAGCTATTGGACTAATTGCCATGCAAGGAAGTATTGGTGGAGCAGCGGCTTTGGCTGTTGCCGCCGCCGGTATAGCCATCCTAGCACCGGCGTTAAAGACATTAGGAGAACAATCATGGGGTCAGATAATCAAGGGTCTAGTTGCTCTGGCAGCCGCGTTCGCTCTACTAGGGGTAGCCGGAATAGTTCTTGCTCCGGTGGCACCTGCCATACTGGCACTTGGCGCTGCATTAATTGCGGTGGGTGCTGGTCTGGCTCTCGCAGGCGCTGGGGTCTTTCTCATTGGTTCCGGCCTTGCTGCCGTTGCGGTAGCTGGCCCGGCCGCTGTTAAGATCCTGGTAGACGCCCTTGTCCAATTAGCAGAGGCATTGCCGAAGGTTGTCGAGGGACTGGTCAAGTCTCTGTTGCAGCTAGTTCAATCGGTTGCGAAGGCTGCTCCGAAATTCGTGCAGGCACTTGGCAAGATTCTAGCCGCCATGGCAGAAGCAATTGTGGTGGCAGCGCCTCAGCTTGAGAAGGCGTTTATCGCGCTTCTTGAACTGATCTTCCGTGTTCTCCGAAAGGAGACACCGAATCTGGTTAAGACTGGATTCGAGATGTTGAAGGCGCTGCTGCAAGGCATCTCCAAAAACATTGGCGGAGTTGTCAAAATGGTGGCAACTATTGTGGCTAAGTTCCTTGGTGCTATTGCAGCCAACCTTGGAAAGATCATTACTGGTGGTGCCCAGATTCTCGCGGCAATTCTTAAGGGAATAGCCAACGGAATTGGTAAAGTAATAAAGGCTGCAGCTGACATTATCGTGAATTTCCTCCGGGGGATTTCCAACAATATCAGAAAGGTTGCCGCCGCCGGTGTCAAGGTAATTACCAGTTGGCTCACGGCTATCGCCAATAGCGGACCCAAGGTACTTCGTGCCGGAACAAACGTAATTGTCAAGTTCGTCAAGGGTATTGGCGACGCCGCTGGCAAGGTTGTTACTGCGGCAATTAAGACAGCTACTAAGTTCATCAGTACTATAGCTGCTCAGATTCCCAAGGAAGTAGACCGGGTTGCCACCGCAGTTATCAAGATGCTTAATGCTCTTGCGGGTGTCATCAGGAGACGCGAACCCGAATTTATCGGTGCTATGGGCAACATCGGCAAGGCAATTGTTGAGGGTATGGTCGCTGGTCTTGATGGTCTCGGTGGGAAACTAGCCAAGAAGATAGGCTCTGAAATTAAGTCTATACCCAAGAAAGCCTTGGGCAAACTTGGTAGCCTTGTTGGTAAGTTTTCTGTAGCACTTCCACTGCCCGATGGATTGGGCCGTAAATTTGGTATTACATTTACCAACGCGGTTCTTGCTGAATTGGGTAAATTCGAACCCAACTTCCAGAGGGAATTGGCAAAGGTTGGTGGCGCCGAGAATATTGATTTCTTGTTCAATCTCGGAAACGATCTTGCCTCTTCATTCAAGGATGGTCTGCTTGCTGGTATAGATCGTACAGAGGTTGATCCAATTACTCAAGCTACCTCGGATATTGTTAAGCAGATTGCTGGTAGTCAAACTGATA